AATAAACACAAACTTTATCACATACCACAACAGTACTATATTAAAATAAGATAAAGAAAGATATTATACTAATGGAATAAATTCCATTTATTCTATTGGAAGAAAACACCCAAAAGAAATAACAAACGAAAACTCACGACACACAGAAAACACGAATTTCCAAATTACATCAGACATTAAAGAAAGCGAATTGACACTCAGAGGTCAAAAAATTAAGTTTCTTGGCTGCACCTATGACGTAAGTTAACAATGCATTTGTAGCCAAAGAAGGCATCACCTTGTTTCTGGCTGCTAGCAGAACTGCAATGACATTGATAGGCAATATGTTGTCCTTGGTTGCTAACACAATCTTCTTATTGGCTGCAACAGCTGTTCTGATTAACTTGTTGAGCTTGGAATCTGTTCTTGTCACATTCGTAGCCAACCAGTGTTGTGTTGGTAAACCTCCTCTACCCTGTCCGCAATTCCAAGTGAAACTGTGGCAATTTGATGGCAAGAGCTTCTGAGGATACATGGTGTTGAATAGAATCCACACTTCCTTGCCATTATCATTATCTGGAACAGTGTGATATCTCAGATCTCTAACCTCTAGCAGTTCACTTAGCACTAGGGCTTCTTGTGGAACCCCCTCCCCCAGGATTGCTGGTCCTAGTAGATCAACACTAGTCAGCATGTCAAGACTGTCATTGTGGTCAGGGATATTCCTCAATCTTTGCTCTGCATAAAACTCTTTAACCTGGTATAGTGTTGGTAGATCTGTGGTGTTCAACCAAGGAATGGACTTCAATGCCAATCTACGAAACTCCACCATTTCAGTAGGATCATGCATGTACAATTCCCTCAGCACATTCACTAAATTTGTCATATAGGCCACTTGCATTTCACAATTGTTGACATTTACATAATGCAATTGTGCCCATAAACTGGCTTTCTCCTCAGGTGCGTCCCAGAGTACTGAAGATCTCTTAAGAAAACCTCTTTTGAGAAAATCACAATCTTCCAAGCGTCGAAATTCAAGTGTGGCACTTGTTTTGTCCTTACCATCTGTTATGATTATGCCATTCCTAGCCATTGCTTGCTTGAGCTTTGTTCCATCAAAGTAAGGCTTCACCACAGCATTCACAGAAATCAGATTATCATCACCATAGGTCACCATGCTAATCAGGTTTTTAAAGCTTTGAACATACATGTTGGGAGCATTATGCTCTTGCAGCAGTAGTTTGTAGTGATACCTGACCAGAATTTCATTGAAGATGCTATTGCAGATGACTGTCAAAGGGAAACCTGATGGTATTCCACACTCAATCCTCCATACACTGTCCCTGGAGATGGCTAGGCGAGAACAACAAGCCATCAGTAAGTTCTTTCTCTTTGCACAGATGAGAGTGCCGCCCCCACAGAATCTATTGATCATATCAGCCATCATTTCCATAATCTGTTTAGAGAGCAAACCATCAAATGAAGAGTAGTCGCAACACAGAATATCGTTGCCTTGACTCTTCAATCTCGATGCAACTATGGACCATTCCATGCTATAAGGATTGATACCTACCTGGCAAGGCAAAACATCTCTCTTCTTCATGATGAAACGCACAAAATTAAGAAAATATTGCCTAACCAAGATGTTGTATTCCATGGGAAGAATAGTGAAATTCCTAGTTTTTGGCTTTGTGAACACCTTTCTGAAAGGCAACTTCTCATCTTTAGGACACTCTATTCCAACAAGGGTAGGCACTTCTGTTGCTATTGTCCGAGACAATGTTTCATATGCTTCATGAACACTAGTACCTGGAATTAAAGAGACAATATGTCCATCTCCTTGCACAAATCTTTGTTTCCCTTTCTCACCTTGTTCTCGTGACATGACATGAGGGAAGCCTTCTGAAGTAGCCAAAGGTATGCGATCCATGTAATCCACACCGTCAACTCCATTAAGTGCCTCATTAATAGTCACCTCCCCAAGCTCAAATCCTTCTGGCAAACAATCAAACCACTCATCCAGTATTTCTTGGCAAGTTTCCCCAAGCAGCACTGAATCTAACGGAGACATTGGTGTGGAATACTTAGTGAGACCCGAGAGACATGGGTCATAATCTGCATGCACAGTGTCCGCTAGCCTGGGATCCCCTTTCACCAGAATTGAAGGCACTTTATCACAGGGTGTTCCTAGGTGCCATTCTTCAGGTGTTTTAACCAATGAGGTTTTCTTTGGCAAGGGAATGTAAAGTTTGGGTTTTAACTCTCCTACCCTAGCTATACCTTCAGCTGCATCATACTCTATTGGATAAAAATTAAAATACTTTTCTGCACCTTGAGCCTGTGCACAGGGCAATAGTGGAGGCAGCAAACTGGCCATGCCTATCTTATTGTCCCTTCCCGCAACATGAATGCCTACTATTTTGGTTTTTCCACCCACATTGGTGATGATCATGGAACCACAATCTGACATAACCGTTGGCGCTTCGTACCTGATGCTCGTACTCACTGTGTTGCGATATTCACCATCACAAATGGTAAAATCTTCTTTAATCACCTCAGCATCCACGTTTGCCCATGTTGGTTCAACACTTTTGGTCCAGGTATTGTACTTGCAGGAAACAAAGTCTGCTGAAAATTTCTTTGGCAGTTCCTTGTCAGGATCCCAGCAGAAAAGATCCCAGCAGCTATGAGAGATGTCCTCTAGGCACGAACTATGATAAACACAGAGCTCAGAATCTTCAATATACTCCATGTTTTCGGGTTGGTACCTGTGAAAGTAAGTTCTATCAGCAGTCTCTATCTGTACCATCAAAGGATGTTTAAGATTGCAGAAAAAGTGAGAGTAACCAATAAACCTTCTGCCTGGCACTAGCACTATCTGAGCATGTTGTGAAGCTATGATAAACTTGGCATGACATTTGTTTAATATTGACACAGTGCTTTGGTCGAGTGACATCTGGGCATTACCCCATGACCTTCTAGTAAGAGGCACGTTCTTGTACCTATACTGTTGCACTTCAAATCTGTTTGGCTTCCTGCTCTGTGCTTCAGCTGTAGAAACAACTGAGAAAGAATTCACTGCTGCTCCTACCAGTCCTGCCCCATTGCCCGCATTTGTCAGAACTGAAACTGTTTTCCAAAATCCTGCCCCGACAATGCCAACCAACACAATTCCACATGTGATTTTCAAGGGTACAGGCCATTGGGATATTTCAGTAGAGTAGGCTTTGTACAGAACATCCTTGATTCCTTCCCACATCCTTTTATACCATGGTGTTGGATTTTTGGCTCCCATAAGAGTGCCAATACCAAAGAGCACGGCTCTATGCCATGGTTTGAGGGCTCTAATGTTCTTGAGTAGTTGTTGGTGATATACAGGGTCTCCAACAACACCACAAAATTCCAGGTTGTGATCATAATTATCAGTACATATCAACTCTGGTAGATGATTTTTGACCACCACATTGAGTTCTGTGGAAAGTAGTAAAAACTCATAGGCTCCAAGCAGCATCCTTTCTGATGCCCTCAAAATATCCTCCTCTGCGACTTCTTCCACAGGTCCGTACCACTGTTGGATCTGAAAATCCTTATTAGCTGCAACGTGCAAATAGGAACCATTTCTGGGTACCACATACAGTAAATGATAATCATCCGCCCCATCTGTGGTCGCCAGAGCTTCCCTCTTGATTCTCTCTATGGAAGAGCTGAAATATGTGGACAATTGTAGCACTTGTTCAAATTTTTTGAAATGGGACTCAAATTTATTAGTCCTACGCAGCTTTGCAAGATTGGCTTCCTGCTCGGCTTCATGTTGTTCATGTTTGGTCAAACAGTATGCCAACAGCTCCTCATAGTTATCAAAAGTTGCCACAACATTGTATCTTCCATGACTGTGCTCTAAAATGTTGTAGCTCTGATTTGCTGTGAAATCATCACTCTGGTACTCTACTTCAGGTTTAAGCTTCACATCAATTAGCACATGTCTCCTATTTCTGAAAGCATCATCACATCTTATCTTTCCATTAGGGCTAACTTCCAGAAAATTGGTAGATGCAAATATGAACTGAGAGTCAAAAGTCATTCCCTTCTCCTCTATGGCAGCCATAACAACTGAATAGGGTGTGCTAGAAACAAGATTTATCAGTTGCGCCTCAGCAGAAATATCAGATTCAACTGCTGCAAAGTCATCAATCACCACTATAGGTTGTCTTCTATAACCGCTCCAGTGCGTTTCAGTGGTGTTCCGAGAGTACACCGTGTCCTCACCAAGGCCCTTATGTTCTTGGAAATCGCTTATGAGTTTGCCAATAAGTAGAGACTTTCCACATCTGGAGTTACCATGAGCAAAGACTGTAAAAGGTATTTTCCTAACACCTTTCACGCCCTGTACTGCAGCATTCCTGTGCAATCTCTCAAGATCTGCCAAACCCTGCATGAGCATGTTACCAATTGCAGGGGAAACTCTAGAGCCTGTTGCCATTAGATGTCTCATTTTATAGCCTCTTTCCAACAGGACATTCATCTCAAATACCTCATCCTGTGAGGAATATGCTTTGGAAACATAGGCCTCTCTCAAAGCACTAATTCTCTGCAACCAACCATCAACGTCTTCTCCGAACACTAAAGCAGCATCTGCAAGGAAACGAGTTTCAAGCCCCAAAATTTTCCAGGCAAAATCCCTAAGCATAGTTAAAACTCTACCTGCGAAGTTACGCAGATGTCCATAGCTTGTAGCTATAGAGTTTATAGCACTACAGGACTTACCCAGGGATACCAATGAATCTTGGGATATACTAGACAGACCAGCTGCTATTCTTTCCAATAAATCTACTGGATTACCTTGCGCATTTACCTTTTTGGTTTTACTACCTCCAAAGTAATTTGCACAGACTACAGCAGCTACGGCTGTTGTTGCGACTGAAAGGACAGACATCATCTCTGTGAATCCTTTTGCCGTGGAACTAAAATGGTAACAAGCTGCTGCAACCACTCCAGTCCGAAGGAAAATGCCTGCTATGTCAATACTCTCATCTAAAAATTCCATGAATATTAGAATTCGCTCCAAAACATTTAGAGCACAGCATGCTGCCAGAGTAGCTAAACCCCATGTTAGTAATTCGTTACAACCCTGGAGAAAACTAGACATGGCAGTCATAGCATCTTCTATCCATGTCTTGATTTGGTCCCAAACTGTGGCCACCCATGAACACACCTTCATGGCCATTGGAATTCTTTCAGTAATAACTTTATAAAAGTATTCCTGAAAAGAGTCTAGAACTGCGTCTACAGACCAACCTATCATTCCCTTGACTTTCTTTGGGACCCAAGTTGCAACATCTGTGATTAATTCTTTAACCCTCTTGATGTTAAATCCTTGTGCCTCATACTCATGCTCCTGGACTAAGTACTGTCCATCAATCTCCACCTTGACAAGTAGATGTCTTTGGCATTGCAACTGAATATACTCATGGAGCTCTGACATACCTCTATTTGTCACAATGTATGACATTCTTTCTGCATAGAAGCCATAAAGAAATTCAGAAGCTTCCATTTCTATTGGTGCCATAACCATTGTCTGAAAATCCATAGCTGCTGCAACAATTGACATAACCAGTAAAGGCTCATCAGCTTTAAGCTTCAACATGGATTTTGTCATTTCAATATCTTCACGGTAAGTTTCTGTTGTGCGTGCATAGGCTTGCACAACATGCATGAACGGATTACTACGCACTTGGCGTATGATACCTGCCACACAAAGACCCGGCTCAAAAGTTAACATATACATGATTTAATGATGCTGTAAATGCGCACTAACACAATATTGAAATTGAGAGAAATTAGGAGAAGAAAAGAAAAGTGTGAAACACTCCCCAAGGTAGTATTGGTACCAAGGATCGCTCGATGTTCCAGACTTCAAGCAAATACAAATTTGTTTGTATTCAAGAATGAGAAAATTGCAATTAAAATTGTCTCAAGCAGAAAAGAGAGTTTGTAAGTGAGTTTTGGATTTCTCCACGTTTGCGGTTATCAAAATTTTGCATAAAAATTTTAATA